CTGCACGCGCTTCATGATCTCGTTTGAGTGCGTGCACGTCCGCAAAGCAGATTGATGCATCCCGCAGAGCAGTATGCCCGCGACGTCCTCGCGGGCAAAATAATTGCTGGCAAACATGTGCGGTCGGCCTGCCAGCGCTACGTGCGGGACCTGGAGGAAGGCCACAAGCGCGGCCTGAGGTTTGATCGCTCCGCGGCCGAGCACGCCATCGCCTTTTTCAAGTTTCTGCGCCATTCAAAGGGCGAATGGGCGGGAGAGGAATTCGCGCTCGCTCCGTGGCAGCAGTTTATCGTCTGGAACCTGTTCGGATGGAAGCTAGCTAACGGCTTTCGCCGATTTCGCGTCGCCTATAACGAATTGGCGCGCAAAAACGGCAAATCAACGCTCGCGGCGGGAATCGGGCTGTACCTGTTGGTGGCGGATGGCGAGCCTGGTGCGGAGATCTATACCGCCGCGACTAAGCGCGACCAAGCGCGCATTGTGCATGGTGAAGCAGTGCGCATGGTCAAGGCCTCGACCGCGCTCAAGCGCCACATCCGCTGTTTCAAGGACAACCTGCACATCGAGGACACGGCCTCGAAGTTTGAGCCCCTCGGCGCAGATGAGGATTCGATGGATGGCCTAAATATCCACGGGGTCATCATCGATGAATTGCACGCGCACAAGCAGCGCAAGATGCTCGATGTGCTGGAGACGGCAACCGGGGCCCGCCGGCAGCCACTGGAATTCATCATCACCACTGCCGGATTTGGTCGAGAATCCGTGTGCCGGACGGAGCACGACTACAGCCTGCAGGTGCTAGACGGCATCATCGATGACGATTCGCGGTTTGTCTTTATCGCGGCTATAGACGAAGGCGACTGTTGGGATGACCCAACGGTCTGGATCAAGGCCAATCCGAATCTGGGCATTTCGGTAAAGCTTGACGACCTCGAACGCAAATGCAAAAAGGCCAAAGAGACGCCGTCAGCCCAAAATGCCTTCCGTCGCCTACACTGCAATGAATGGACTGAGCAGGATACGCGCTGGCTCGACATGCAGGACTGGGATGCCTGCTCGGGCGGAATCACGGTTAAACAACTGGAGAAGGAACTGGAAGGCGAGACCTGCTTTGGCGGGCTGGACCTGGCGACTACGACTGACATTGCATCATTATGCCTGGTATTCCCAGCCCGGAATGGCTCGAAATGGAGAGCAATCTGGCGCTGCTGGGTGCCGCGGGACAACATCGAGAAGCGCGTGCGTCGCGATCGCGTGCCCTATGACGTGTGGGCGCGGCAGGGATTCATTGCCGCGACCTCGGGCAATGTGATCGATCAAGAGTATATCCATCGCGAAATCAATACGCTACGCGAGCGGTATCACATAGCGGAATTACGCGTCGACCTCTGGAATGCGACCCCGCTTGTTACTCAGCTGCAGCGCGATGGAGTGAATGTGAAGTTTATCGGCCAGGGGTTTCGGGATATGAACGCGCCCACCAAAGAGCTTGAGGGAATCGTCATGAGCCGCAATTTCGAGCACGGCGGCAATCCGGTTGCCCGCTGGGCTGCCTCGAACGTTGTCGTTGAGCAGGATGCTGCTGGCAACCTGAAGCCGTCGAAAGCCAAAGCAACCGAGCGAATCGACCCGATTGTTGCCCTGATCGATGCCCTTTCGGCCGCCATCGCCAGCGATGAAAGCACGGACGAGCCGGCGGTGGTGGCGCTCGCATGACCGGAGACTTGCTGGCGATTCTCGGGGTGCTGTTTGTCACGGGCGGATTGGCATGGATCTATCCGCCGCTGGCACCCATTTTCGTTGGCCTCTACATCATGCGGCTCGCAGTCATGGTCGAGAAAAAGTTGAAAGGAGACGATGGTGGGACTACTGGTTAGTGCGCTGGAGTTCCGGCAGTCTCCTGAGAATCCCCGTACGCCGCTCTCTGCGCCTGCAGCGTGGCTCTATGAAGCCCTGGGCGCAGCCTCCACCGATGCCGGCATCGCGGTAAGCACGACGTCGGCGATGCGCTACACCGCCGTCTATGCGTGCATCAACATCCTGGCGCAGGGGATCGCGCAGGTGCCGTGGGACGTGATGCGCAAGGATGGCCGCATCCGCGAGGTTGCGGACATGCGCTACGAGCATTACCTCTTGCACAATCAACCCAACGGCAAGATGTCGTCTTACGTCTTCCGCACCACGCTGATGACGCAGGCGCTGAGTACCGGCAACTTCTATGCGCAGATCATGCGCGACGGTGCGAATAAGGTTAGGGCGATCCGGCCGATTTGTGATGAGCCGGTAAGCGTGGCCGAGCATCCGACGCGCGACATGCTGATCTATGACGTGACGCGCAAGAATGGAGTGCGGGAGCGGCTGGATGGCACGGATGTAATTCATGTTCCGTGCATTTCCCTCAATGGATACCTCGGTCTTTCGCCGATTGCGCAAGCTCGGCAGGCGATCGCGCTAGGACTGGCAGCGGAGAAGATGGGAGCCGCACTGTTCGGTAGGGGGTCGCGGCCGTCTGGCGTCCTGACATATGAGGGTGCGAAGCTGCGCCCCGAGCAGATTCAGCAAATCCTTGAGGCCTGGAACGCGGCCAATGCGGGTACCAGCAATGCCGGCGGGACGGCGCTGCTCCATGGCGGCCTCAAGTGGCAGAGCACGGCGATCAATCCCGACGATGCGCAGTTCCTGGAAACGCGAGCGTTCCAGGTTGCGGACATCGCACGAATCTATCGCGTGCCACCGCAATTGCTGGGATTGAAGGATGCCAATCCCACGTATGCCAGCGTTGAGCAGTTTTTTAAGTCATTCGTCAATCTCTCGCTTGCTCCCTGGGTGACGGCAATCGAGCAGGAGTTCAACCGCAAGCTCTTCCCGGACCAGTCCGACATCTACTGCAAGCTCGACATGCGCGGCCTGATGCGCGGAGATGCTGCGGCCCGGGCCCAGTTCTATAACACCTTGGTCAACGTGGGTGCGCTGAGTCCCAACGACATTCGCGAGCTCGAAGACATGAACCCGGTGCCGGGGGGCGATCAGTACTTGGTACAGGGGGCGCTGACTCCGCTCGATACCGTCGGCGACCAGGCAGCGGCAGATCAGCAGCCGGCGCAACAGTCGGCGCGCAACCTGCTGCCAATTATGCGCGATGTCATCGGGCGGATACTCGATCGCGACGTCGAGCGGCGCGAACCATATGCACGAAAAGCGATTCTTCCACTGCTGTCCGCGGTGTGCACCGGGCATTCCAAGGCGAGCGACGTAGACGCATATTTGTCCGCTTTTGGCGGCCGGTCGCGCGAGTGGTCGGTGGAACAGGCAGATCTAATAGCGAAGAGCGAATTGGATGCGATGTTAGCCAACTTTGGAGGGATTCAATGAGCAGGGAAACCAGGACCGTGCGGGCATATGCCCCGGAAACCGCGATTGAGTTGCGCGATGGAGACAAGCCGGTAATCTCCGGCTACGCGGCGGTCTTCGACTCGCTATCGGTCGACCTCGGCGGTTTCCGCGAGCGCATCCGCCCCGGTGCCTTCGCTCGCGCCATCAAGGAAAATCAGGATGTCCGGGCGCTGGTCAACCATGACCCCAACCTCATTCTCGGTCGCAGCAAAGCGGGGACATTGAGGCTCTCCGAGGATGAGCGGGGCCTGCGGGTCGAGATTGATCCCCCGGCGACGACCGTAGGACGCGACGTCGTGGAATCGCTGCGTCGCGGCGATCTGGATCAGATGAGTTTCGCTTTCCGCGTCGTGACCGATGACTGGCACAAGCAGGATGGCGAGATCATCCGTGAGCTCGTGGACGTGGACCTGTTCGATGTCTCGCCCGTGGCGTTCCCCGCTTACGAGGAAACCAGCGTCTCGGTTCGCTCCAAGGTCGAGGAGCTGAGCAAGCCGGCAGGTCCGCCGACCGCGGTTTTCACGGAACGCGACCTTCGGCGGCTGGAACTTGCAGAAAAAAGTTGACAGGACCAAGGGCTTTATGGAATAGAAGTGGTAAGCGGCTGGACCGGGCAGGGCCCGGAAAGGCAAGGACAATTTGATGATGTAAGTTCCGTCGTTTACCGGACTTGGAGTCCGAGCTGGCGGCGGAAGGCTGATCGACGTTCTCGTGAAGAGGGCGCTGGATCGCAAATGAAAAACATTTGCGCCGGCGCCCTTTCTATTTGGGCGCGGCGAGGAAAAGGAGAAATACCAATCATGGATGTTTTGAAGAGTCGCCAACTACGTGAGCAACGCGCGAAGCTGATTGCTGATGCGCGTGAACTGCTCAGCAAGGCGGAGGCCACCACGGAAGACCGCGAGCGGTACGACCGGATCATGGCTGACGTCGACAAACTCGCGGCGGAAATCGCTCGCTGGGAAAAGCTGGAGGATGAAGAGCGCCAGCAGGCGAAACTCATCAACCAGCCCGACGGCACGCGCAAGGAAGTGGTCCTGGGCGCGGACGAAGCCAAGGCCAAGGCCGAGCGGCATGAGCGCGCCTTCTGGAACTACATCCGGCACGGCGAGCGCATTAGCCCCGAGGACCGCGCGGTGCTGAGCGAGTACCGGGCGCCGTCGGAGTATCGTGCGCAGACTGTCACCACCAGCGGCGGCGGATACCTGATTCCCCAGGGATTCGTCAACCAGCTGGAAGCCTCAATGAAGGCTTTTGGGGGGATGCGCCAAGCGGCGACGGTCTTTTCCACCGACACCGGAAACGACCTTCCATGGCCGACGTACGACGACACCTCCAACGTCGGCGAACTGCTCGCCATCAACACGGCGGCGAACCCGCAAGACGTGACCTTCGGTCAGATCGTCTTCAAGGCATACAAATACAGCTCGAAGCAGGTACTGGTGCCCATCGAGCTGATGCAGGATTCGGCCTTCGATCTGAGTTCGATGTTGGCCGCGGTCTTCGGCGAGCGCATCGGGCGTCTGCAGAACCAGCACTTCACCACCGGCGACAACAGCGGCAAGCCGCAGGGCGTGATCACCGGGGCATCGTCCGGCGTTACCGCGGCGGCCACGAACGCGGTAACTGCGGATGAATTGCTGGATCTGTTCCACTCCGTCGATCCGGCTTACCGCACCGGGCCCAAGGTGTACTGGATGTTTTCCGACAGCACCTTCAAGGCCATCAGAAAACTGAAGGACGGTCAGGGTGCCTACCTGTGGCAGCCCGGACTGCGCGTCGGCGAAACCGACACGCTGTTCGGAAAGCCATTCATCATCAATCAGGATTGCCCGAGCTTGGCGACGGGCAACAAGCCCATCCTGTTCGGGGATTTCAGCAAGTACAAAATCCGCGACGTGATGGGCATCTCGGTTCTGCGCCTCGACGAGCGCTATGCCGAATACGCGCAGGTTGGCTTCGTGGCCTTCTCGCGCGCTGACGGTCGCACGCTCGATGCCGGCACTGACCCGATCAAGTACATCACCATGGCGTAAGCATAGCCGTGAGGACGGGGCGGGCCACAGATCCCGCCCCATTCTTATGAAAGTCAGATTGCTGACGGGATTGTCGGGGAGTGAGGGCAGTTGGCGGAAGGGCGAAGTCATCGAGCGCCCGGACGCGGAAGCGTTGCGGCTGATCGAGCGCGGCTATGCTGAGCCGGTCGCGAGTTCCGGTGCTCAGACGGCGGCCGTGGCTGTTGCCGAGACGGCGGCGCTACCGCATCCTCGGCCGCGGAGGCGCAAGTGATTGTCAGCGCGTCGCACTGGATGCCGGTGCTGGTCACCGGGCCGGCAAGCGAGCCGGTCACGCTCGCCGAAGCCAAAAACCATCTGCGCATCGACGCCAACGACGAGGACGATTACATCAGCTCGCTGATTACCGTCGCGCGTCAGCATATCGAGAATGCGGGCAATCTGGCACTGCTTACGCAGACCTGGAAGCTGGCATGCGATGAGTTCCCATGGCGGATGCGTAAATTTCCATGGGAGACAGAGGGTCGGCTGGACGAAATTCTTATCTACCCCGGCCCGCTGATTGCGGTCTCGTCGATCAAATACTACGACACCGACGGATTACAGCAGACGTTGGCAACGACCGAATATGCGGTTGATTCCTCAAGCAAGCCCGCGCGAGTTTATCCGGCTTACGGCAAGTACTGGCCCGCGACGCGGTCGATCCCGAATGCCGTGGAAATCAATTTCACCGCCGGTTATGCGAATGCAGCATCGGTGCCGCAGCAATTGAAAGAGGCAATGCTCCTGCTGATCGCGCATCTCTACGAAAACCGCGATGCCGGGGAAGGCGCGTTCGCGGCGCAGACATTGGGCACGGTACAAAGCACTCTCGACATTTTGATTTCACCTTACCGAATCTTCTGAGAGGACAAACATGGCAGACGCAACTTACGTAACCAAGGTGCAGCGCAGGGCTGGCGGAAGCGATCTGGCAATCGCGGCTGGCGGCAACTTCATCCAGGAGCCGACGGTGATGTCCGCCGACGGTGCCATTGCGGTGACCTCGGGGGTTGTGGTGATTACCAAGAGCAGCGCAGCCGCGCTGACCCTTGCCGCCCCGGCATCCGCCGATGACGGGAAGCTCCTGTACATCGTCTCCACCACGGCGCAGGCGCACACCGTGACCAACTCCAGCCCCGGATTCAACGCCGGTGGCGCGGCGAATGACGTGGCGACGTTTGGTGCGGCGATTGGCAACAACCTCGTACTCCTGGCTTACAACCAGAAGTGGTACGTGGTAAGCAGCGTCGGGATCACGTTGGCCTAATGGCAATCGCTGATCTCAGCACTCGGGTCACGGTGCAGGACGAGAACGGCGGCGATCTGTACCAGGCCTGGGCACGGGTCGAGCATGCCGAGGATGCGGAAGATGCGCGCTTTACCTTCCGCTACCGCGGCGATCTCATGCCCAACATGCTGCTCAAATGCAAGCAGGGCAACTTTCGCGTGGTGCATGTGCCGGACCTGACTGATCGCCGCCCGCTTTACATCGAGGTAATTGCCGTTAAGCCGCGGCATAACGACAGCTACTGATGCCGGTCACGGTTGAGGTGCAAGGATTGCGGGAGCTGTCCGAGCGTCTCAGGGTCCTTCCGCTCGAAATCCAGAAACAAATCATGGTGGGCGCGGTCGACGCCGGAGCGCAAGTGATTCAGCGCGAGGCCGAGCGGCTGGCTCCCAAAAAGCGTGGCTTCTCCAGCCCCAAATCGCTCGTCAGCCGCATCATTCGCCGGCGCAAGAGCGATGCGGAGGTATCCGAGGTCCAAGTCAGCATCTTGGCCAAGGCGCCCCATGCGCACCTGGTCCATTTCGGCACGGCGGCCCACGAGATCCGCGCGAAGCGGAAGAAGGTGCTCGCCGATAAGGCCGCCGGAAAAATCTTCGGAAAAACCGTGAAGCATCCGGGCGCCAAGGCCCAGCCCTTCCTGTCACGCGCTTTCGAAAGCAAAAAGCGCGAAGCGCTGGACAAAATCGCCGCATTTATGCGCGACAGGCTGGATGCCCCTCCGGTCACCGGACTCTGAGATCAGATTTACCCAATTCACAAAGTAAGGAGCACAGACAATGGCCGATCCGATCATCGGACAAACAGCGCAATTCCAGCGCGGCGACGGTGCGACGCCGACGGAAGGTTTCACCGAAGTCGCGCAAGTTGATTCCATCGATGTCGGGGCGGGGCGCCTCAACATGGTGGACGCCACGCACAATGACGTCGCCAACGATTACATGACCTACATCCCCGGTTTAATTGATCCGCCGGAGTTGCGGATTACCGGGTTCTTCACCTCGGACGTGACCCAGGACAATCTGCTGACCGACTTCCAGGCCAAGACCAAGCGCAATTTCAAGCTGGTCTTCCCGTCTGCATTCGGCACGCTGTCGTTCACCGGATACATCACGGAGCTGAGCTATAGCAGCCCGACCACGGGCGCGGTGAAATTCTCCTGCTCCATAAAGTGCATCCAGAAGCCGACGTTCGCGTAATCGGCGGCGCTTGTCTGTGCTCCGGCCCCTGCCCAAGCGGCAGGGGCTTCTTCTTGGAGGGTGAATGACAGCAATTGAATTGGACCGCGAGCGTCATCTGCACTTTTCTATCGGGTCGTTCCGCGCGGCCTATGAGAAGAGCAACGGCGCGGTCAATGCGCTCGATCCGCGCTTCTGGGGTTTCGTGCAGCAGCGGGGCGATGATTTCGTATTTGCGCCCTCACCGCAGCAGTTCATCGACATTCTCTGGTGCGGCTTGATCCACGAAGATGCTGAGCTGACGCGCGAACAACTCGAGGCATGGCTCGATGCGAACTTCTCCGCCTACCCGCGCTGCTACGCGGTGCTGGCGCAATCCGTGGCCGATCTCTTCATGCGCAAGGACGGGGCGCTGGTCCCTTTATCCCCACCGGCGGAAGCTGGCCCGAGCTCCGAGCCCTCTGCCGGTACGACCTTGGACTCGGCGACGATGAAATCGGTGCACTGACCCCGGTGGAGCTGCGTTGTTTTATCGAGCGCGCGGAGCGCCGCGAGCGGATGGCCGATGCGAGAGTTGCGCGGCTCTGCTATGTGGTCGCATCCTGCGCGGGAGCAAAAGTTGAACCTGAGATGTTCATGCCCGGATATGAAAAGCCGCGGCAGACGATTGAGGACATGGTGGCGATAGCCAAGCGCTGGGCGGCGATGCATCCTGGCGAGCCGGTGAACTGAACATGGCGAATGACGTAGGAACGCTTCGAGTACTGATGCGGGCGGAGATTGCGGAATTTGTCTCCGATCTCGGCAAAGCCAGGGGCGAAGTCGAGCGCACCGCTGCGCAGATGAAGCGCGCACTGCAGGAGCAGAGTCGGCAAGCTAAAGATTCCGTGGACCTGCTCAGCTATTCAATCGGCGTGGAGATTCCGCGCGAGCTAAAGAAAGTAATTTCTCAATCCTCGTTGCTTGGGCCGGCACTGTCCGCGGCTTTCCGTGTATCCGCCGTGGGCGCCTTCGCGAGCGTGATCGTCAGCGAACTTAGCCCGGCCATCAAAGACGCGGCGATGTATCTAGGTGGCTATACCGCTGCCGTGAAGGAGGCCTATGCGGCGGAGGTTAAGTTCAACAAGGAACTTGCTGAGTCTGCGTCAAAACTCGCCAAGGCGCGCCAGGAGTTCGAGCTCGTTGGGCTGAAGGGTTCGGCGCGTACGCAAAAGGAATTTGAGCAGGCGCTCCGCGAAGAGTCCGCGCTGCAGGCGCGCCTGCGCGATGCGCAAAATGTGATCTTCAGGCAGACCAGCGGATTGAGTGAACCCGATCCCGCCAAGCTGGCGCAGGCTAGGCGGGACATTGAAAAACTGCCCGAAGATATTGAGGTGCTGCAGATTAAGCAGGCGACGCTGCAGCAGCAATACATCGAACAGGTCGCGGAGGCCACGCGCAATGCCACTAAAGAACAGATTGAGGCATTTCGCAAGGTCGTTGAAGGTCTGAAGGAACTACCCATTAAAAATGAACGAATCACGGATTTGCTGTTCCCCTTGCGTTTCGATAAGGACCTACTGGCGGCAGGCGAACATGCCATGAAGCTGGCCCAGCCCTTGGAGGCTGTCGAAGTCGGGCTGGCGAAGCTGGTGAACCCCGCAAAGGACGCCCAAAAGTCTATCCGGGAAATGTTCCAAGAGTATGACCGGGGCGTGATTCATGCAGTGCTCGGACAAGGCAAGGTTTTCGAGCAGATCGAAAAATCCCGCGAAGCTGTGCGCAAGTTCGGCCATGACATCGGCGACAGCCTGAAGCAATTAATCGTGCACGGCGCGAACGCGCGGCAGGTATTCCAGGCTCTGCTTTTTGATGTGGCCTCATTTCTGTTTAACAAGTATGCCCTGCCCGGATTCGGCAAAACGGGGTTTAGCGGCTTCCTGGGTTCCCTGTTCGGCGGCATCTTTGGCGGCGGCAAGCAGCACGGCGGGCCCGTCGAAGCTGGCCGCGCCTACGTTGTTGGCGAAGCAGGACCGGAGCTTTTCTTCCCGCGAATGTCGGGAGCGATTGTGCCTGCGTTGGCTGGCGGGGTTACGAACGTGTTCAACATAGACGCGCGCGGGGCGGCAGATCCGTCTGGTATTTTCCGGGCAGCGGAGCGATTGAAGCGAGAAGCTGCGGCACTGGCGGTGGCAATCGTTGAGGAACGGAGGCGCAGGCGCTAGCGCAGCGATTGCAGGAATCGTTCACGGGCGCGCCTTAGTTCCAGATTCAAATAAAGCAATTCCAAGTTGTGTTGGATTTCGCGTTCGGCATCGTTCTTGGCCAATTCAGCCGATGCACGCAGAGCTTTTTCAACTTCAACCTTGCGCAGCTCATAAAACATGGAACCAGATCGGGAGCTGGCCTCGAGATCGCGGATTGCGCGCTCTGCGCTGCCGGCCTTCGCGGAAAACTCTGCGCCGACTTCGTACTGATCCAAACTGCGGGCCGAGAACCATGCAAAGCAGCCAGACACCGCAAGGAGTACAAGTAAGCCGACTCGTATGGCGTTCATTTCGCCTCGCTGGACTTGGCAGCCGTGCTTTTGCCCCATGTATACGACTGTAGAGCAACAGATAGGCGGTTGAAAAAGGCTGCCTTGTCATTGTGGATCAAGCCGGAGAAGTGCCCAGTGACCGAGACTTCACAACCAGTTTCTGATGTGAGGGTGGAAATAGGCCCGGTATCACGAAGCGAAAAGGTCAGCGGGCGAACGCCGGTCCAGATGCTTCCCGTCGTAAATGAACCGGAGCGGCTCTGGTCATTCAGTGTGAGCACATCGTAATGCTCCTGAACCGCGATCTTCGCAGCCTCCCAGACATCGGCGCAGTTTGCATTGAACTTCTGGATCTTCGGCTTGGGTTTGGCGGCTCCGGGGATGGCCATGGCCAGCAGGCAAACGGCAATTGTTAGAGATTTCATGCAGCCTCCCGCAATTCGGCCAGCAATTCTAGTACTTAATTCCACAGAGTCAAGTGGTCAATCGTAACCGTCACCAGGTTACCAGATGGCAATTGCTTATCCGTTAACTCTTCCGTCAACTCCTGGGTTCAAGCGGCTGACCTATTCATGCGAGCCGCTCGTTGGTATGAGCATGGGCGAGTTCTCCGGCGCACAGCACAGCTATGACTGGGGCGACAAGCCAATGCGCGTCTCGGCACAGCTTCCGCCGATGACCCGGGCCGAGGCGCAGGACTGGATTGCATGTCTGTTGGCTGCCAGGAACGACAGCATTATGCTTCCGGTTCCACCGGGTGAGCGCTCGCCGCGCGGAAGTGCCTCGGGTTCTCCGCATACCTGGAAGGCTGCGGTGACAACCCAGACCGGTCGCAGTATATCTACGCGCAATTGGCCATTTAGCACGACGGTGCTAAAGCGTGGTGATTGGATACAGATTTGCCGTAATCAGCTTGTTGATCCGTTTGCGATCGACCAATCTTCGTGGGTCACGCAGCAGGCCACAAAGGGCGCCGCTGACGCGATTGTTGATCCCATAGGAACTAGTGCGGCGGAGCGAGTTACGCCGAGTGGCGGAGCGACCGACGCTTGGGTCTCACAGATCTTCACGCCGACTCGTATTGCCGGCGTCGCATTTATAGGAAAAGTATGGCTTAAGGCTGCAAGCGGTACTCCCTCAATCAATATCTACATCGTCGATCAGTCCTTCGTGACGATCGGAAGCACGCCCTGCAATCTCACGACTTCATGGCAGCAATTTACCGTTACGGCGACGCCGGGAGCGGGGGTGACATCTCTGCGATTCTCGATCGGCGCAGGCAACAGCTGGGTAGCGGCTGAAGGTGCGATCGACATCTGGGGCGCGCAGGTTTACAGCCTCCAACACGACTCCTTTCTCCACAAAGTCACCTACCAAGACGTCACCACAGATGGCGGAGGCGTCGGCATCATCGAAATGTTCCCGGCTGCGCGCAAGCCGATCCCGGAAATGTCTCCGATTATCTATACCAACCCAGTTGGAGAATTCCGCGTCGTTGGACCCCTAAATTGGGATCTATCCGAGGCGCAGCACTTCGGCATCAGCTTCGAAGCCATGGAGGCTTACTGATGCCGCACGCGCTGACCTCCGCGATGATCACCGAACTCGCGAAGGCGAATATCCGCCCACGCATTTTCCTGGAAGCACAGTTCACGAGCGGGACCATCTATGTGTGGTCAGACGTCACGCCGATCGACTGGAACGGGCATACCTGGACCGGTATAGGACATCTCGGTTCGATTTCGCCGGCGCCAGAGACTACCGAGGTCCGCGCCGACAATATCGTTATATCGCTGTCCGGCATCCCCTCATCGCTCGTCAGCAAAGTGCTTGGCGAGGTGCGGCCGAACTATCCGGTGAAGGTGTGGTTCGGATGCTTGTCGGAATCGGGTGCGGTCATCGCTGATCCATACCTGACCTTTCAGGGCCTCATGGATGTTCCAACGATCCAGGAAAACGGCCAGACGGCAACGATTTCCATCACGGTCGAAAACCGCATGGTCGACCTGCAGCGTGCGCGGGAGCGCCGCTACACCGACAAAGATCAGCAGCAACTCTATCCCGGCGACAAATTCTTCGAGTATGTGCCATCACTGGCAGACTGGAACGGCATCTGGGGCAAGGGCAACCAGATGGCCGCCAAGGGTGCAATCGAGAATCCGGATAACAACCTCGGCACCTGTTTCAGTGGCAACACCCGCGTGCTCACGCTCGCCGGTCCTGTCGAGTTCGAAAATCTCGCCAGGCTTTCTGTGATCTTTACAGACGCTGGTCCACGGATTGCCGAGTTGATCGTGCACGAGCCCGCCATCCGCGAAATGCTTGACATGGGCGATGGCGAGCTGGTGACACCGGATCATTTAATCCAAATCGATGGCGCATTCCGGCCGGCACGGGAGCGCTTCCTGGTCTCCGCGGTGCATTGCGGCCCGGTTTACAACCTGCACGTTCGCACCTTCCACGCCGATGAGCGCCACTTTCACCTCGCCAATGGCATCGTCGCGCACAACCTGAAGGCCGGGCCGGGCTCAGGCCAGCGAGGAATTGGTGACTTGGGCGGCGATTTCTTTGGTCCTCCGGGCGGCGGATAAATGAGACCAGAAGATTGGCCGGAAAAGCTTGCGGAATTTATCGCGAGCCGGGAAGGCTGCGCCTTCGAGTGGGGCGCGCACGACTGCGCGCTCTTCTGCTGCGATGCGATTCTGGCGATGACCGGCGTTGACATGGCAGCGGAGTTTCGCGGTCGCTATTCGAATTCCGGCGGGGCGGCCAGATTGATGCGCGGTGGGCTAGCCAGAGTGGCGCGCACAGTAGCAGCGCAGTTCCAATTGGAACCAATCCCGGTGCGGCTTGCCCGGAGAGGCGATCCGGTGCTCGTCGATTTCGGCAAGCGGCTGGCGCTTGGAATAGTCGACCTCGATGGCATGCGCGCCGTCGGTCCTGGACCGGAGGGCTTGCTGCGCGTTCCTCTTGAGCAGTGCATTGCGGCTTGGAGGTTGCCGTAGATGCCGCAGTTTGTAGCGGCCGCAATCCTAGGGCTGGCTTCGGTCGGCAGTTATCTGCTGCCCTCAGTCTTTGTGCCCCTCTTCGCAAGCACGCTGGGCACTACGCTGATTATCGGCTCGCTGACGACGCTGGCC